TCGAAAGATACTCTCGTCTTAGCCCCCAACTGATTGTTGAGCTGAGTCAGTCCTGCCATTGGGACCCCAAGCGCGCCATCGAATACTTAAATGTATTGATCAAGCAAAACCTCTGAGTGATCGGAGTGTTCGCCAATGGCTATGCGTATAATATACGCTAACCTGGGTAACTCTTTAATGACTTCACTGTCGCAGGTGTAGTACGCAAAATAGCCTAGCACGCTGTTTTAGTTAAGACATAAAAGCCCCAGTTTATCTAACCACAATAATAATTGCTACTATTTTTAATAATAACAAATTTCTTACTGCGGCTAGTAAGGCAAAATTTAAAGGTTTTGTAAGACTTACAGAATGGATAACTCTGAAAGAATTACCAAAACTTCTTAAATTTGCCATCTGGGCAACGAGAGAGAAAAGATTCCATCAAGACTACAAACTATTCATAAAGCGAGTAACTGAACTGATTAAACAGAACGGTTTTAACTTTGCCTTTAAGTACTTGAAAGAGTGCTTAAGGTTAGTTACTTTATTTTTAGCGGGTAGCCCTCAAACCACTAAAGCCGTTAAGGCTGTTGGTGTAAGAGTAAACCAGTATGGATTGCCTGTTATAATTCCTCCTTCAATTCGTAAAGAACTTTCGTTCAGTACTGTTGAAAGTAGAGTTACTACTAGATGTATCATAACACTTATCTCAATTTTCAGAGTTTTCCCAACTAAGGTGAAACCCGATCTTGGTACTATTACTAGTCCATTTTCCGGAACCTCTAGAACACTCGACGAAAGTCAACTGTCTAGTTTAGTTAAGAATTTTGTTAAAGGGTATAAGTTAAAATTTGGTCCTATCAAAGGCTTTATCTCTGAATCCGCGGGACCTATCGCCAAGAAAGCCACTTGGGGAGCAGGTATAGACGCATTAGCGCTATTACTCTACCCTCGTCAAGCTTTTTGTGTTTTGAAATTATTAGCCACTCAAAAGAGCGGTTTCAAATTTGCAATTTCACTGTTGCTTATTTGGTTATTTGTTGGTCCTATTTACATTGTAATGTGTAAAAGTGGGATTAAAGATTGTCTACCTATTGGACGTCTTTCAGTCGTATATGATCAGGCTGGTAAAGCCCGTATTGTAGCTATGGCAAATTGGTGGATCCAATTAGTTCTCTTACCGCTTCATAAAAGCATTTTTAATGTTTTAGAGACGAAAGAAACTGATGGAACCTTTAACCAAGATGCACCTCTTAGTAGACTAATGAAAGCCCCTAATAGAGAGCACAAGTTTTCATGTTTCGACTTAAGTGCCGCAACAGATAGATTACCGGTTGATATACAAGTACAGATTCTAAATCTTTTAGGTTTAGATGGTCTCGCTTGGAAAACCTTATTTGACTATCCCTGGTACTATAAAAATGAAGGTGTTAAATACGAAGTAGGGCAACCTATGGGTGCTTACTCCTCGTGGGCGATGTTAGCTTTAACTCATCACATTGTGGTGCTTTATGCAGCAAAACTTGCAGGTGTTAGAAATTTTACATCTTACGCATTGCTTGGTGATGACATTGTGATTAATCATGATGAAGTTGCTGAAAAATATGTACATTTAATGAGTACTCTGGGCGTTAGCATTAACATGTCAAAATCAGTTGTTTCTAATAACTTATGCGAATTCGCAAAAAGATTAGTTACTCCTGAATTTGAAGTTTCTCCGATTGGTGCTGGTAATTTATTACTAGTGTCACGGAAAACAAGCATGATAGGGGCTTTACTTGCAGAACTGTACAACAAATCAATCGTAGTTGATTCTAAGACGGTTATAGAATTATTAAATTCTTTTCCGCGTAAAGCAGAATTGAATTTTATAATTTTATGGACTTATTTTGGATCATGTCGACACCTTTATTCCGCACGCCTTACATCCACTTTCATGGATATATGGAACACTTACGGAGGTAGTCAACTGATTATGTTTAGTTACGGTTATCATCTATTTAGTAGTGTAAGAACCACTTTATATGATGAAGTTGTATACGAGGCACCCAAAAAAGCTTCAGATGAAGAATATAACTTTTGGTTAAAATTCTACAAAATTTCGGCTGTTAAAGGATGGTCCAATAGACTTCTAGAAAGTCTGACCCTCGTATTTTCACCGTGTTTGTATTTGTATTGTTTGGGACTTCGCAGAGCGACTGAAGATGCAGAACGCAAATCTTTAGAGTTCCAAAGAGGAAGATTTAGACCTGATAAACCAGAAGTTTTGTTAGATTATTCAGAGTTTAATACATTAAGTGTTAAATGGTCGAAGAAAACAGCAAAACGATACGGACAGTTTGTAACTAAACTACATAACAATATTAATGAATTAACTCGCAACGAAAGTTACGATTAATCTTAATTGCGTAGGAGTGTTAGAAGCAGAATGTCTGTAGTCTGAGTCTTTTCAATCGCATTTAGGGCACTTTATTGAGTTTGCTGAAATAGTGCAAAACGATGAGGTTTATGATCCGAAAGATCGACCTAATGAAGTTGTCTAGAGAAACATGTAAACATGTACGTTTGCTTAAACAGCTTCTCTCTGAAGTTGGG